GTACCAACTTGGTGCTCACGCTAGCGGTTTCAAGGCTGCTTGCCCACACATTATTTTTAATCACGATGAGGAGGCGTAAGTAAATTATGGAAAAATCACTTTATTTTGAGTACACTGAGCAGTGGTTTCCTAGTCTCGTTCGTGAGATTGTAGAGAAACTGAATGAGAAGCGTATGGGTGCTAATGCCCTTACCTATCTGTATCGTAATCATCTGACACCCGTTTATTCGGCTGACGGTCGTTGGAGTTCTGTTACAGCCGAGTACACACGTGTTGCTGCTGACGTAGTATCACTCGACTCTGAGCTGCCATTGAAGAGCCGTGACGCTATCACAACCGCAACGGGTTCTATCCCCAAGCTCGGTTTGAAGCTGTATCTGACTGAGAAGCAGATGAAGGATTTGGACGCTATGATTGCGACCAACACTCCTCCCGCTCAGGTCATTCAGAATATGTTCGCTGATGTTCCTCGTGTTATCGAGGCTATCTACGAGCGTATCGAGGATATGTTCCTCAGTGAGCTTTCAAGCGGTGTCGGCGTTTCTACACGTTCGGGCGGTACTGGCGTTCGTATTGACGTTGGTTTCCTCGAGGAAAACAAGTTCAAGGCTACTACCGTATGGACTAACGTAGAGAACTCTACTCCACTTGACGATATTCAGAAGATTTTCGACAAGGCTTTGGCAGACCAGAACAACATCACTGATGTGTTCGCTGACGATACCGCGTTGAATGCTCTATATCGCTCTAAGCAAGTTCGTGGTCAGTATGCCTTCAATCAGGGCATTGCTACTCAGACGGGTTCAAATGTTCCTGTGCTCGACTTCGAGAAGGCTGCATCGGTACTTTCTACAAAGTGGGGTGTTAAACTCCATCGTGTTGCCCGTAAGATTAAGACTGAGCTGAACGGTCAGAAACAGAACCATACTCCTTGGCAGAATGGTGTTATGACCTTCACTTGCTCTGATATGCTCGGCGACCTCGTTTGGACTAACTGCGCTGAGGCTACCCGCCCCGTAGCTGGTGTTATCTACGAGACCGTTGATGACTTCATCCTTACCTCTCGTTACTCTCAGAACGACCCACTGCGCGAGTTCACAGCATCTCAAGCTATGGTAGTTCCTATTCTGAGCAATGTTGACCAGATTTACACTATCGACTCAACAGCCGTTGCAGGATAAAAACTGAAAAGGTATGAAGATTCAAGTAGTAAATGAGTTCTACGATAAGTTCCACACCAATACTCTCTACAAAGAGGGTATGGTGTTGGACTTTGAAGAGAGCCGCGCAAAGAATATTATCGCCCGCGGACTTGGTAAGGCTTACGTAGAGCCTACTCCCGAGCCAAAGAAAGAGGAAGCACCAAAGCCCGAGCCAAAGACCGAAGAGGCCGAGGTAAAGGAAGAGGTTGTTGAGTCTCCCGAGGTAGAGGAAAAGGCTGAGGATGCCCCCGAGGACGATGCGACAAAGCCCGCTGACGAAGCTCCCGTAGCAGAGGAAGAGGTTAAGGATGAGGATGCTAAGGCAGACGAGGCCGAGACCGCTGCACCCGCTGAGGAGGCTGAGAAAGAGGAAGCTCCCACAGCACCCGCTGCAGAAGAGAAGCCTAAGCGTGGCAGAAAAGCTAGCAAGTAAATGACCAATAGAGAGTTCATACAACAGCAGATGAGGGCTTTCGGTGTAACCGAGAGTGACTTGATGTTTGTAGACTTGAACCCCGATGATGAGGTAACGGACGTGTCCGTGACGGAAAAGGCAATGATTCCGCTTTTGGCGAAACTTGCCCTTTCTCCTTATCAGAAGAGTGTCAATGAAAATGGATTCTCTGTGTCTTGGGACGTGAGCAAGATGGGATGGTTATACAAGTACCTCTGCTCGAAATATGGTATTACTCCCGACCCGCAAGTACTTGCAGCCTTGGGTATGAGTGTGATTATCGACCAAACAAAGAAGTGGTAAGATGTACTATGCACCGCATAAGCTCTATAAGAAGGTAGAGACCGAGGAAAGGGATAGTCTTAACAGAATTATCTCTTCTTCTGCGGAATGGCAATATGTATGTGACTGCCGTTGTGACGATAACACCACTCAGAAGTTCGAGGATGAGAACGGGCGGGTATACATTCCCAAATACAAGATTGTCTGCGAGCGTGCTGATATAAAGGCGGGGGATTACATACAATGCTTGGTCGGTGATACCGAAGAGGTGCGCGGCGAGGGTAGGGTGTTCAATGCCCCGAAATGTAACTACCTTAACTATATGACCGCCTATGTCTGAACTAGATAGAGAGATAGAACATTTCTTTACCGAAGCCAAACGTGAGGTCAAGGAATATCTCGAGGATTTAGGACAGAGAGCTGAGGAGGCCAATATCAGAGAGGGTGACTATCAGAACCGAACGGGTAATCTCAGACGTTCCAACTACCACGAGGCAGACGAGGACGGACTGACGCTTGGGAATAGTGCCGATTATGCTAGCGAGGTAGAGTCCAAAGGGTATAACGTGATAGACAGCGGTGTTAAACTTATAATGGAGGAATTAGGATGATAACGACGGAAGATATGGCTATGATAATCGCTGATTCTCTTTCAGCTTTCAAAATGCCTATATTCGTGAAAGGACATATACCCGAGGGTATGGTCACTGACGAGGGTCGTATCACTATAACGCCGAAGGTTGACAGCGAGGGTCGTATCTTTGACAAGTGTTTCGTAGAGGTGAACTTCCTTTTACCCGACGTAAGGGAAGAAGCCAATATCGGACTTGACGAGATAGAACGGGATGCCTACGAACTCTTTCATAAAGGTATGGCGGGCGAGTGTGAAGGTCAGTACTATAACATTTCCTATTCAAGACGTTCTAGGGAAAACGACTCTCAGCTCAAATCTCACTACGTACATTTTCAGTTATTGTTTGAAACATTAAATACGTTATAAATTATGAAGCCTTTTATTGGAATTAAACAGCTTTGGTATGGCAACGTACTGACTAGCGACCTCGCTGATGGTGCAGCCGTGGCTACCTTGGTACAGAGTATGACCGAGATTACCAACGTGCACGAAGGAACTTGGGGCTATTCTCACGATGACCCCTCCGTTACCGACTACGTAAACGAGTTGACGGGACAGCCTTACTACCGCGATAAGACCTCTCTTGGAGCACGTACTATCAACTTTACGTTGGGTGTGTACGACTTTGAGACCAAGGCCGCTTTGCAAGGTGGTTCGGTTATCACCAAGACCGAGGGCGACCCCGCAGTAACCAAGACCGTAGGTTGGAAGTCAAGCGGTGCTCTCGAGAACGTGAACAAGTGTATCGTTGCTAAGACCAAGACTGGCAACTGGATTGTGTTCTCTAATGCTTCTATCGTTGCTAAGGGCGACCAGCAAGAGAAGAACATCGGTTTGGGTATTACCGCCGTATGTATGGAGAACGAGACAAGCGGCGTACAAGCCGAGTATATGTTTGAGGCAGCTACAGCTTAATCAAAATTACTCATATCAGTTATTGGGGAGGGGGTTCGCGCTCCCTCTCCTTTTTTAATGGCATAGATTATGGAAGAAAACAGAAAAGGTGCGGATTTGGTTGCTGACGCTATCCTAGGTAGTGAATGTCAGACGATTGTAGTAGGCGGAGAGCCGTATTTCATCAAGCCGCCGACAATACGTAAGATAGCGGGGTTAGGACGTGCCCTAGCGGGCTGCGAGGGTGACTCTATACATAATATCCTCGATACACTCACCAATGCAGAGAAAGCTGCCGAGGGGTTGAGCTATCTGCTGAATGGTGACAAGTCGTTGTTTGAGAAGTTCCTTGACGCGCCGCTCAGTGAGGTTGTAAACGGCATAGCAGTGGGTATGTCGATGGTCGGTATTGAGGATTTTCAGAAGCTATCCGCTTTAAGCAAGAGCGTCCGAAAGCTGATAGCAAATCAGAAGTAGTAGGTAACGAGACGCTTTTAGGTCAGATTGCAACCTTTATGGAGAATCTGCACCTATCGTATACCGAGGTCGTAGACGAGATACCTTACCGATACCTATTGATAATGGCTAAGGATAAGCAGCATATTGCTAGCGGCGAGGTATGGGAAGAGGTTGACGAAGCCGAGTTCTTCCGTAGACAAGGTATGAGTAATCCGTTTGCAAAATAATGTGAAAGAAAACAAAATAATCAACAAATGATTTGCAAGATAAATAGAAATTATTTACCTTTGCAGTCGTTGATGTGGCAGTCAACAGAACCGATTTGTCATAATTATATGCAGAATCCCCGAGATGACGTTGCATTATTGCCACATCAACGCAACTGATTCTTGGGGATTTCTGTTTTTTTTATTGCTGAGTCAGAAAGAAGAAAGAGATTATAGAGAAAGGAGGAATCCGATGATTAGTATTAAAGATTTGAATGCTTTCAAAAACAGAGAGATAAAAGCAAAACAAATCTTTTCTATTCGTGAGGTTGATAAACATACTTGTTTTGAGTTTGTCAGAAAGTATCATTATTTGGCTGAGGCGAAGTTTTTCTGTGTTCACGGATATGGTCTTTACTATCGTGATGAGTACGGCACAGAAGAAATGGTAGGCTGTGCAATATATTCTAACCCACAAGGTTTTGTCGCTCTGAAGGGGTGGTTCGGATTGAATAACGACTGCCAATATGTGTTAGAGCTTTCTAGGCTATGTCTGTTGCCGTGTCTGAACAATACAAACGCTACGTCTTACCTTTTGGGTAACTCTATGAAGATGCTTAGGCGATATGGTATCAAGGCAGTTATAACGCTAGCTGATGCCTCAAGACACGTAGGAAGTATCTATCAAGTGTGCAACTTTAAGTATTACGGACTTACGGATAAGAAGTCTGATTTCTATACCGTTGACGGATTAAAGAATTTCCGTGGTAATACAAACGGAAAGCACGGCGTTTGGGTAGAACGTCCTAGAAAGCATAGGTACTGTTATCTGTTGGATAAATCGTTAAAGGTCAATTACGAAGAACAGAAACCCCCATCTTTGGAAGATAAATATGAACCTAAGTGCTGCGGTGGTACTCATAAGGTCTATGATGCCCGTTTCGGTGAATGGTATTCGTGTCCCGTCTGTTGCGGTTATATCAAGCTTTTAAAGGACGGAGAGGAAACAAAGGCCGTGAAGATTAAGAACGTAAAAGAATACGATGATTACGGACAGTTAAGTTTGTGGTGATGGATAAGAGAATACAGATAAATAAGAAAGTATCGCCCGATGAGTGGTACACCCCAAGGGAGCTGCTGATGAAGCTAGGACATTTTGATTGCGACCCTTGCGCTGCACCCGCTGACGTAAGGCCGTATCAGACAGCACCTATATGTTGGACGAAAGACGACGACGGACTACATAAGCCGTGGAATGGTGTGGTATGGATTAACCCGCCGTATTCTAAGCCGTTATTAGGCAGTTCATCGGCTTTGAGGTAAACGAGGAATATCATAAGAAAGCAATCAAGCGTCTGCAAGCAGAGCAAGCGCAGCTAACACTAGATTTCTGATTATGGAAAAAGAATGTCTTTGTCTGAATTGTATCTATGGCACACAGCCATACGGGTATTTCCCAATTATCTGTGTGTACCCGAAGAGAATCAAAGAGATGTGGCACGAAGTGTTCAGTTGTAAGTTCCATAAAGCGTGCCCCGAGCCTCCGAAGCAGATTCCGTGGCAAGTCATAATATGTAATAAGAATGGCAAATAAGAATAGTTCTGAAACAAAAGACAATAAGAAGTGGATAGGCCGTCTGTGTGGCGAATGTAAGAATGTTACACCATATACGGCACAGCACACGCTTACCGTCCACGGGAAGAAGCCGACGATGGGTACGTGCCCCGAGTGGACTAGCTCGAAGTGTGTGCTACTATCCCAAGCAGCTTGTGAGAAATTTAAATAATAAGAATATGGAAAGAGAGTTTATGTTAAAGGTGTATATGCCTAATGCGTTTAAGGCCGTTACCTTACCCGAGAGTATGTTTCCTACGAAAATCCAAAGGGAGAATGCTGAGATAGCTAGAACCTATCTTGATGATAACTGCCCGAAATGGCGCAAGGCAGTATTCATTACCAAGGGTAGCAGAACCGCACAGAGGTGTGTCATATACCCGATGAATAATTCTGTGTTAACAAATCTGTAAACATATAGAATAACGTTAAAAATAATAAGAAAATCGGCAAAATTCTTGTAGGATAAAAAGAAATTGCTTATCTTTGCACCAAGAAAATTCAATTAGAGCGTGAGAGCCACACGTCAGAAAATAGGTGCAAGAGATATGAAGATGTTGTATTACATTTCAGAGCATTTGAATCACGAGGGTTGCAGTTTCGCTGGTCATCTTATCAAGAGATGCGAGAGCTTTGCTGAGGCTGTTTTCTTTCTGAGAGACAAGCGCAACGAGTGGGTTTCAAAAGGTCTACATACAAGCCCAATTGAGGTAGGTGGCGAGTGGTGGGGTATGCAAGCTCTTAATGACGACTTTATGGTTGTACATTACTATACAATCTTTGCAACGCCTATGTTTATGGCGGGTGGTGAAGAGGGTCTTTAGAACGTGAGACACACGTAAAACTGTTTTTTACTATGAGTAGATACGATGAGTTTGAGGCAAAGCTAGAAGCTCTTATGAATGAGTTTTCTGATATGGACTATGAGGATATGGCTAATGCCTTAGAGTTTCAGTCAGAGAGAGCAATGAATATGGCTAACAGAAGAGGTTAAGAGTATGATAAAGAGAATAACAGAAGTAGCAGAGCTTATAGGACGTAGCCGACAGACACTTACCAATTGGATTGAGAATGGTGTTCTGCCCGCTAAGAAAATCAATGGCACTTACTATGTCAGCGAGGATGCCGTTAAGGGTTTGTTGAGTGAACTCAACGACCTTGATAGGGCAAAAGCAAAGATAGATAGTCTGAGAGCCGAATACAGCAAAGAGGCCGATGATTTCTATCGAATGAAGGCTGAGGCGCGACTCGAGCACGACAAGTACCGTTATCTGTCAATCTGTGTCAATAGCGGCTTGCGCACGAATTTCTTTGTAAGTATTATCAATATGCTTAAAGAGATAAACGAGCTGAGTGATGCAGAATGCAAGGTGCTTACAGAGGTTTTGAGAGGCGAGGACTTATCCGATATCGCAAAACGCCATAATACCACACGAGAGCGCGTAAGAAAGCTTGCTGAGAGTGCTATACGTAAGAGTAATCAGCTGTTGAAGTTCTCGTATATCAATAAGATTATCGAGGATTATAAGAATCAGATACAGACTCTTGAGAGCGAATTGAAGATTGTCAAGAGGATTGTCTATAAGAAGGCGACTAGCGAGGCTGTGGCCACTCTTAACGAGGTTGAGAGAAAGATAATGGCGATAGACAAGAATACTCTTAACGGATTATTGGCAAAGCGTATCTATGACTGCGATTTGTCTGTACGTGCTCTTAATATCCTTTATGCCTATAAGAACATCAAAGGCGAGCTTACACCTATCAAGACCGTCGGTGATTTGTGTCGTACCTCGCCGAAAGAGTTTCTTATTCAGCGTAATGCGGGTAAGAAGACAATGAAAGAGATAGAAGCATTCCTTGACAGCCTTGGACTGAGTTGGGATGTGGATATTGATAAGATTATCGAGATGAAACTTTAATATTAACAATTTAATTTTTTATATTATGTCAGCAAATATTGAGATTAAGAAGGGTGAGGCTAGTTACGCAGAAAATGGACGTAAAGAACGTGCGTGGCACAGACTAGGCCAAGTGTTTGACCGTCCAATGACAATGCAAGAGGCTCTTGAAGCGTCTCACGCAGACTATGAGGTTGGACTGCAGCCTATTGTGGCTCTTACGCCTAATCTGTCAGAGTATATGGCCAAAGAGAGTGATAGTATATCGGATTTCCAAGACGGGATGATGAACGCTGTTATGGACTCTGTTGTGCCTAACTACAAAGTTACTATGCGTCTTGATACAATGAAACCGCTCGGTATCGTTACCGATTCCTACGGTGTGGTACAGAACCGCGAGGCTTTCGCCTTTATCGACACCCTTTGCTCGGGTGGACTGACAGACCACGCACCCGTTATCGAGTGTGCGGGTGTTCTCGGACAAGGCGAGCGTGTCTTTGTGACCGCGAAGTTCGCTGAGGATATCATTCTCGACAACAAGGGCGATGACAAGGTAGAGATGTATATGGTGTTCACTACGAGCCACGACGGTTCGGGTAGTGTGAAGTGCCTTTGCACACCTATCCGTGTAGTGTGTAACAACACCCTTAACTCAGCCCTCAGAAACAATGTCGGCTGTCTGTCACTACGTCACTCTATCAACGTTACCAAGCGTCTTGACTTGACTAACGAAGAGAATGCTGCAATGGCTTGTAAGGCTCTTAATCTGATGAGTGTATATACTAAGTCACTCAAAGAGCGTTTCGAGCTGCTGAAGGCCGTAAAAGTGGCAGAAAAGGATTTGGATAGAATCTTTGCAAGCGTAGTTTTGTCAGATGTAGACTTTGACCTCTATAAGAAGACCAATGGTATGACTGATATTTCTACCCGCGCCAAGAACCTTATGGGTGATATGCGTATGGCACTCGAGAACGGCGTTGGTCAAGATATGGGTGTACGCGGCACAGCGATGTGGGTATACAATGGCTTGACAAGCTATTTCCAAAACAATGCCTCTTTCAGAGACGAAGAGACGAAGTTTGACGCTATTACACAAGGCCGTGTGCAGCAGAAGGTACATAAGGCAGTACAAGAAATGCTTTGCGAGATATGAGTAAGAATAAGTTTTCCATAAGCAAGAGAGAGCAAGATAGTAAGGCTTTGTGGCGAGAGCCACGGCCTTCTGTCGGCTCGTTATACGGCGAGGATTTGGCCGCTGCAATGATTTGTGATTATCTTGATGGTAAAT